TCTTGCCTGTCCAATATTTTGGATCTTGTACGTTGCTCTTGGGTAACGGCGAATTCATATATCCCAACTCATACAAAGTTTGTGAGTTGAATTGATATTTACCTAAATGATTTCCGTTCCTAAGTTCGACTGCTCCATAATTACCGTTAGATTCTTTTTTACCAATTGCATCTTTTAGTTTATCAACTTCGGCCTTGGTTAGTGGTCCAATGTATAAATCTTCTGCTGATTCAGTTGTAACGGGAGTACCAGAATTATCAACCAAAATACCACCAGAACCAGTTGCAACTGTATTAGATTGTGTTGTAGCCTCTTCCGATTCTTCAGAGTCAAATTCTTCTACATCATTTATGTTTGTTGTTAAACCAGGAATACCAGCAATAGTACCTGTCATTGCTGGATATTGCATTGATTCGTCACCGTCTAAAAAGACGATAGTAACCCATGTTCCTTCAACAGGGCCAACTGGTGCATGTCCAATACCCGATAAAGCTGCACTAGTTATTGGTTGGATTGGAACTGCCCAAGGTAAATCTTCTGTTGGTAACTCGGACTTATTGTCCGTCATTACACCCATAACTCGAACTCGGCATCGACCCAACTTTAATGGATCTGCTCTTGACTCAACTACACCCAAATGTATTTTCATAGTGAAGGTTTAAACTCTACTTTAGAATTGAAGGAATCTTTAACTAACTGCATACTCATTTTATGTCTTGTTTGTGTCAGCCTATGTTCAATTGACGTTACTAAATACTTACCACTATAATATTTATCCATATCAGAAACAGTGGCATCTTCGGTCTTTTTTGTTTCATAATTTTTCATGTTTAAGTTAACTGTGTTACCACATTCAATTCCCAACCTTCCAGGAACAGTAATTTCAACTGTTATCATTTCTGTCTGAGCAAGTAAAGGTAATCGTTTAGATAAAATTTCTGCTTTCAAGTCTGTTTTTATGTTGTCATAAACGTATGGGTTTGTTACTACCCACTCAATTCGACAGTTTTCATCGTTGAAGAAAACATACTTAGAATGTGTTGGGTGTTCACCCAAGTGGTTTGTGTCCTCAAAATTGTCCCAGTAATTGTAAATCTGTTTCTTGATTGTTTTTGTTAAAATGTTAATGTCGAAAACTTTAAATGAATATACTCCATTCATCAATCTATCAACGTAGTCCATCGATTCGATAATATCAAACTTTTCTATTTGTTTAAATTCCCTATCGATGTCTCTTGTTGATTCTCCATCAGGCATTATGTTACGCATGTTCTTTTTATCAAAGAAGAATTCCGATATTGGTTCTTCTTTGAATAGATCATTCAACGATCTGACCTTGAAACCTTGATTGGTTTCATATAGTAGATATGTCGGTGTTTTAAATTTATCAATACCTATTGCCCTAGATAATGCAAAGTTAATACACTTAAATGGAGACCAGTACAAGGAAATAAACTTGATGTTATTTGCAGCTTGCTTAATGTCTAGTTTAGTATCGACCTTTAGGTACTTATTGAATATCTCTTCTGCTATTGTGTGTGGCATACCAGTGAAAGCTTTGCTTATTTTGGTATTCAAATCTTTTAGTGCTTCAACCGATATAATGTTTAAGAGATATAAATTTTTGGAGTTCGCGTCAATCATCTTTCTTCCGATTTTGTAAAGAAAGAATTGTTTTGAAAATGTCTTTTTTATACCCGGTGTTTTGAACTCTATCTCAATAACTTCTTCACCTATAATTGGTAAACTATGAATCAAGTTGAAGTTTTCTGTTATGGTGATTGATCCAGATAGAGTGTGGGAGAAAATATCCTCATAGATGTCGACCTCGATCATCATGCCTGTTAGGTCAACTTTTACTTTTTCGTCACCAGAAACAATATACAGTTTATTGATTACTACTTCACCAGCAATCGAAATTGTGTCATCAGCACTCATACAACTAAACTACCCAAAAATCTATCAACAAACTCACCGATGTACTGTGGTTTAATTATCTTTATGAACCTTTTTTGTTCGTTTTTCTGAACCTCAAACTCCCAGTTTGTGACATTAACTGCATAATCGGCACCATACAAATTTTCAATAACTGATCTATCCATAACAATATTCTCCGGGATCTTAATTACCCACTTTGTATCATGTAATGTACTACCATAACTTCTGGTGCAATAATCCGATAATTGTGCCTCTGTTAAAGGCCATTGAGAGTATGTATCTGAAATTTCATTAACGTAGAGAATTGTCCAATGTAACTCAGGATTTTTATACATCTTAAGAGCAACCATTTCTGGTGTTTCTCCGTTGTTGATCATGTAACTATCACAAAGGGCAGATAACCCTTCTGGAGAAATGTGTGTTGTTACTCTGGTCGTAATGTCGGCCAATACGTCATAGTATTTTTCTTTGTCTGTTTTTATAGAAAAATCATATAGTATATTCTTAAAGTTTTTGAAATACATTTAATATCCTTTTTCTATCATCTCTCTAACTAGAGGTGTTGTCTCAACGAATCTTAATTGTAGTACAATCATAACAGGGGCACCATCTCTAAATGATGCAAAACTTCCTGTTGGTGAGTTGCTGACTGACACATTAGTTAAGGCACAGGTTTGAACTTGATGGATATATGAGTTTACACCAGAACCAAATCTAAACTCAATATCAAATTCATCAGGCATGATTAAAAATGCTCCACCATCACCAACTTCTGGATGCATATGGTATTTAAACATCTTGATGATTTCGTTTATTTCTTTTGATTCTTTTTCTGTCCTAGGAGCAAACACATAATTAAATGCAAAATGTCTAAAGTTTACTTGCTTGAATGTTTGTTCTAATCTTTCGTTTATAGCCACACCAGATGCCTTATTGACCAACGCATTGAAATTCTTTGCATCAACAGCACTTGCCCCAATTGCTGCACCAGCACCAGCGCCAGCTGCACCACCAAGCACTCCACCAGCTGCACCACCAACTGCTGTTGCTGCTGCCTTAAGTGCATGACCAGGAACAGTTTGTATGATATCACTCATTGCTTGACTGCCCGCCTCGGCCAAATTTTTTCCACTAGCTAACGCGTGCATGATAGAACCCACAATACCACCAGAGCTAATGATTCCATACTCGGCGGAATATTCAGCAGAAATGTCAGATGGTAACGGTAATGTTATTGCTGTTTTTAGTCGTTTATATGATGCTGTAAATTTTGCGGGAACTATTGCACCAAGACCCTTATCAGAATTTACAATATCACCAACTTTAGATCCTTGCTGACTTTTTCTGGTGGCATTGTCAGTTGTTGTCAAGTCTGTCGTTTCCCCTTGTGCAGTAGAACCTTGACCTGCTTTCGCTAACTTTGACTTTGAATTTATGTTTATGTAGAAATTGACATGGTGAGGGTAAACTTCAGAACCAATATTATCAGGATACCTCTTATATTCTACAACAGTTCCCGCATCACCGGGATTAGCTGGGCTTGTTGATTTGTTGGCATCTTGTTTAGACGATTCTTTGTATTGACTTATTTCAGATGTGTCAAAACTACCTTTACACACTTCAATACCACCAACCGAGTTTATGGCAGATGTTGCAGCAGATGAAGATGATCTAAAAACTGTTTCACCAGCAGCCCTTAAACTACTGGTTACAGAACCAAGCAAACCGGTAGCATTTAATGATAATCCCATTGTATCTCCAATAGTAAGGTGTGAATATACATTATTTATCACATAAATATATGATTGATCCAGTTTAACAAACAACGATGGCAAAAAATTACATACAAGGTAGGTACAAAATAAAAAACAGGGAAAAGTATATTGGTGATCCTGATAACTGTATTTACAGAAGTTCTTGGGAGAAAATGGTTTGTATTCACTTAGATACCGATCCTAGTGTAATAAGATGGGGATCTGAAGAGGTTATAGTCAGATATATTTCACCCATTGACAACAAAGTACATAGATATTTCCCCGATTTTTTCATGGAATATGTAACAAAAGACGGTAAAAAGAAGAAGGCATTGATTGAGGTTAAACCATACAAACAAACAATAAAACCAACCGGGAAAAGAATGACAAAATACCTCATGGAAGAATACAAAACATATGCTGTCAATCAAGCTAAATGGCACGCAGCTAAAGAGTTTTGTTTAGATAGAGGAATGGAGTTTAAAGTTATGACTGAGAAGGAACTTAATATATGATTCTGTTTGATGAAATTAAACTAAAGAATCCAGAATTTTCTGAAAAGAATAGCTACCAATGGTTCATCAAAAATGTAACCGAGGTCGCTAAGAAGTCTAATGTTAGGTCAATGGACGTTTTATCAGAGAACAAAACAAACTTAACAAGAAAAATTATTCCTGGTAAGATGTATAGTTTCTTCTACAGTGCTAAATATAAAGATGAACTTCCATATTGGGACGCAATGCCTTTAATTTTTCCATTCTCAATGGATGCATCATCGTTCCATGGTTTAAACTTGCACTATTTACCACCAAGACACAGATTACTTTTGATAAACAATTTAATGCCCTTCTTAACAAATAAAGACAACAATGAACAAGCCAAATTAAAATTGAGCTGGAACCTTTTAAGTAATGCAAGTAAATTTCCACAAGTTGCACCGTGTGTTAAGCAGTATCTAAAATCACATGTCAAATCAATGTTTGTAGAAATACCTTTAGAAAATTGGAAAATGATGGCATTTATGCCTGTTGCAAGATTCAAAGGCAAATCAGAAGATCAAGTACACTCACTAAGTAGAAGGGCAATCGGAAAATGACAGTTCAACGGTTCATACAAGAGCTCAAGGGCCCAAAACACAAGTTTCAACTATCAAAAGCCCATTTATTTGTGGTAGAATTCATCATGGACGCGGGCGTAACCACTGATCTTCAGATGATGTCGTTACTGTGTCATTCTGTAACAACACCTGGTTTACACATCACTACTCACCCAGCAATGATTCAAGGCCTAAAATATGAGGTTCCGATTGGTGTTCAACAAGATGACTTGATGTGCTCGTTCTACGTTGATAGGAACTACCAAATTCCTCAAATATTTGATGCCCACAGAAGTAAAGTTGTTGATCAATATATGCCAGACAACCCAGGTGAAAGAGGAACGTACATGTTTGGGTATAAAGATGAATATCAAATACCAACTATAGTTGTGAGAACATTAGATATAACAAACAAAGACAATGATTCAAAAGCTATATTCTTCTACCACAACTGTTTTGTAAAGTCCATGCAAGCAATGAATTTTGAGTATGCGAACACTGGTATTCAACAGTTAAGTCTCATTATCGACTATGAGTGGGTTTCTGTTAGTTATCCAAGCTTGGACTTAACACCAGCAAACCCAAGCCCACAATCAGCAATGAGTCGTGTTGTAAATAAAACAACAATACCGCAAAACTTTGACACACTAAAAGCACTAGGAGCAGAAGTTAGTTCAATATACGACGAAGGTACGAAGTTCGTTTCCAAGGCATTAACAACCACAACTGATACTATAAGAAGTTTCTTTAATTAAGAGGTGAAAATATTATGATTCCAAGACCAGAACAACCAAAATACAAACTAACGTTACCAGCATCAAAAGAGGTTATTGAATACAGAGCATTCACTGTTGGTGAAGAAAAAGTACTTCTTTTGGCAATGGAAGAAAAAAATCCAGAACGTCTTGTTGATGCATTAGATCAAATTTTTGGTCTATGCACATTTGGTGTCTGTAAATTAAAAGAGATGACTCAAGTTGATGCTGAATTCTTGTTTATCAATATCAGGAACAAGTCTCTTGGTGAAGGAATTGAGGTCACCCACAAATGTCATAGTTGCGAGAATAAAATCGAAACAACATTGAATTTAGACGACATTAAAATCCTCGATGCAGAAAGAATGGATCCAAACATAAAAGTGTCAGACACGGATATTATCACTTTAAAGTATCCAACACTTGATAAAACAATCAATCTTGTCGATGAAGAAGATCCATTATTGGCTGTTGCAAAATGTATTGATATGCTGATGATTGGTGAGAAGATTTATACTAAAGAAGAAACATCGTTAAAAGACTTTGTCGATTACTTGAATGGTCTAACACAAAAGCAAATTGATCAACTGGAAAAGTTTTTTAATACTATGCCAAGGATTGTGTTTGATATGAACTACACATGCGCTAAGTGTGGTGCACAAAACAACATTCATTTGGAGGGACTCAACGATTTTTTCGAGTAGGGCTCTCGTCAGAGGGCCTGACTGAATTTTACAAGTTAAATTTTTATTTGATGTATAAACACAAGTACTCATTAACAGAACTGGAAAATATGCTTCCGTGGGAACGTGAGATTTATGTCACATTACTATTCCAACAACTACAACGAGAATTACAAGATCAGTAAAGGTAATCAATGGAAAACACAGAAGATGTAATAAAGCAAATGAGAGAAAGTATGAGAAAGGAAGTAGCAAGGGAAATTCGAGACTTGCGAAAAGAATCTCAGAATGAAATCGACGCATTTGCGAAAATAAGCACTAGTGAACTAAGAAGACTTGCAAAAGAATCTCGCGAGCACATTGAGAACGTTACTAATGCACTAAGAGATAATCCAGAACATTTTATGGAATCTGCTGAAATTGCGGCTAAAGAAGAAATTGATAAGGCGGGATTAAGAGACTCGATAAAACCAAAATGGATTAAAAAAGAGAATCAAAAATCTTTGTCATATAAAGGCAAAGCGAAAAAAATCGCAACTGACAAAGTTGCGGCTAAAAAGAACGAAGTTACCGAATCTATTGTCAATCAACCTCCAGTTGAAAAACCTAAGAAAGGGTTCTTTAGTGAACTTTCAGATAAATTATACAAGAGTATGCTTAAGTTATTGGAGAAGATTGAAAAGAACACAAGGGGAACAAATAATAAGAATCAAACTAAACCAACCATAAAGCCAGCTGCTGTTGTTGGTTCACCAGCAAGAAAAAGAACAAAACCCAAAAATGTACCACAGGGTGTGCAAAGTGATAATGAGAATTGGGACATTTATGATGCGGTTCAAAATCAAATGGAACCAGTTCCTGGTTTGGCTATGACAATCGCTAAACACCAATTGATGAATAGAAATAAACGTAAAGAAACGAAAATAACGGCAGCAAAAACATCCAATGCGAACAAAACTGCTGTAAATGCTGCTGCACTAATTCAACCAAGAGATCCTGTTACAGGTAAATATAGGGCAAGAACTACCGAAGAAAAGAAAGAGTATTTAGCAGCTAAGGCCGCTGCTGCACCATCTAGTGAACCAGAATCAAAGGTCAAATTTGATTTACAAGCAACTAAGAATGAAAGAATACAAGATGATCCTGCCTTTAATGCCAGTATGTCAGCAGGTGCAGCCAATGGCGGTGGTTTAGATATTCCTATTATACCTGGCCTACCAGGCAAAGGTGGAAAAACACCACCAGGAAAGAAACCCCCAGCTGGTAAAGGTGGTTTATTGAGAGGGGCAACTAATGCATTAAAAACAGGGGCAAGATTCCTAGGGCCTGCGGCTGCTGTAGGTGGTGCTGCATATGCAGGATATGAAGTCGGTGGCATGATAAAAGAGTCATCTTGGGGTGATAAACTGGGATTATCGTCAAAAGCATCAGATGAGGGAAGATCAGTTGGTAGCAAGTTGTTTGACATGATGAACAAGGATGATGATCCAACGGGTGCTAAGGCCATTGCAAAGCAAAAAGCACTAAATCTTGAGAAACAACAGAAGAAGACAGATGCAGCCAAAAAGCAATCTGAACAACCGCCAACAACAGTTGTTAGTGCACCACAATCAACAACCAACAACACAATAAGTGGCGGAACATCGGCACCATCACATAAAGGTATCGGAACAAGAAATGTAGAATCATCTTTTGTTCGATACCTTGATTCAAGAACTAACTTTGCTTAAAGTAGAAAAGGGCCCGAAGGCCCCTTTCTTTTTGTGACTATTGATTAGTCTTCACCACCTTCTGCAAGTTTCCTAAAGTAATCCAAATCTTCTGCATCACCTTCTGGTTCACTTACGGATGCTTTCTTTGCAGGTTTAGCTGCGGATGCCTTTTTGATGAATTCGGCATCAGCCTTTTCTTCACCACCAGCAGGAGCAACAGCAGATGATCCTGACCAAATCTGATTGAACTTCTTTTCAAGCTCTTCATATGATTTGAAATTCTTTGGATCGACAAAACCATTAAGGTCATGTAGTTGATCTTTGATCGAATCCCAATCCTTAATCGGGGAAGTATCCTCGAATTCAGACTTGTCATAGTTTGCATAACCCTCAACTTTACGCATCTTCAACTTGAAGTTTGCGCCCTCATCTGGGTCAAACGGATTGATTGGCACATCATCTGGATCGATGAGGTTACCTTTCTCATCCCTTGGCGGATCGATAACATCTTTGATTTTATCAAAGATCTTAATACCAAACTTGAAGAGGAAAACTTTACCTTCATTCTCTGGGTTCTTAGGGTCACTAACAACCAGAATGTTAGCAATGTATGCGGTTTTACGCTTGCGCTTGCGAACTAGCTCTTTGTCACTTTCCAAACCGGTCGCCCACAGAGGACCGTTTGCAGTACAAACAGGGCAATCAAGACCAATTGTTGTGGGACATTCTTCAATGAACCACTTTCCACTTGGACCTTGGAAACCATGAGACCATGTTTTGACGAATGGAGCATCGTCATCAGTCTTTCCTGGCAGAAAACGAATAACGGCAAAACCGTTACCTGCTTTATCTTGTTCGCAACGCCAGTTGTTTGTGTCATCCCTTTGAGCTGGGG